GTGCGCATATGCATCCGAATTCATTATGGTCTGGAGTGTATTATATAAAAGCACCTAAGAACTCTGGTCATTTAAAAATAGACGACCCAAGATCCGTTGCTGCTTTATCAAGACCTAAAATGAAAGAAGGTAAAACACCTTCTAGATTATGGAGAGAAACACACTATGAACCAAAAGCAGGACGACTGATTATGTTTCCATCTTGGGTAATGCATTGTGTGGATCCTAATGAATCGAACGATATAAGAATATCCGTGTCATTTAATTTTTTACAGAAAGGACTTATGGTATGACATTTCAACAACAAAAATATCAAGTTATTAAAAACGCTTTACCTTATGAACTAGCTAATTTTATATTTAATTATTTCTTACTTAAAAGAGATGCAGTTGCTTTTATGTATAAAAATAATATTCATTCAGAATCTCCAATGTTAGGAACATGGTCAGATCAACAAATACCAAATACTTTTTCTTGTTATGGTGATTTTGTAATGGATACTTTACTGGTTAAAATGTTACCGGTTATGAGACAACATTCAGAATTAGAATTAATTCCAACTTATTCTTATGCAAGAGCCTATAAAAATGGTGATGAATTAAGAAGACACAAAGATAGACCTAGTTGCGAGATATCTTGTACTTTAAATTTAGGTGGTGATCCGTGGCCTATATTTATTGATGGAACTGGCTCCGATAATGTTATAGATGAATATAAAAAAATTATTAAACCAAATGCTCCAGCAGGCACAAAAGTCTTACTTGATGTAGGAGATATGTTAGTATATAGTGGTTGTGAATTAGAGCATTGGCGAGAACCATTTGAGGGTAATATCTGTGGTCAAGTATTCTTGCATTATAACCATGTAAATGGACCATTTGCTACTAAAAACAAGTTTGATGGAAGAGCGATGTTAGGACTACCATCATTTGCAAAATAGTATTATAATGTCTTCAGTATGTTACAAAAACTTAATTTTAAACCCGGTTTTAACAAACAAGTCACAGATTCTGGCGCAGAATCACAGTGGGTTGATGGGGATTTTGTAAGATTTAGATACGGTTTACCAGAAAAGATTGGTGGCTGGGAACAATTAACAGTAGAAAATTTAACTTTACCAGGTGTTGCAAGAGCCCAGCATTCTTGGACTTCTTTAGCAGGTGAAAAGTATTCGGCAATTGGAACGTCACAAGGATTGTTTTTATATTACGGTGAAGACTTTTACGATATCACACCATTGGATACAGCAATCACTGGAGCGACATTTGATTCAACAACAGGCTCTGCAACGGTTACAGTCAATAAAACCAGTCATGGTTTAGCACAAGGAAGATACATAAAATTTTCATCAGTATCTTTACCTGGTGGTGGAGAAACTGATTTTACAACAACACAATTTGAAGACAATACATTTGAAATATCGAATGTAACCTCTAATACATTTGATATCACCATGCCTACTAATGAAGGGGGTAGTGGTATGTCTACTCAAGGATCAGCACAAATTGATCCTTATATAATTGTAGGACCTACATTTCAAACTGCAGGTTATGGTTGGGGTACATACCTATGGGGTGATTCAACATGGGGTACGGAAAGAACAATAAGTGACGTGGTCCTGGATCCAGGCATCTGGAGTTTGGATAATTTTGGAGAAGTATTAGTTGCAACCATTCATAATGGTAAAACATTTACATGGAATGCAGGAGCATCAAATCCAAGAACTATAAGAGCTTCTACATCAACATCAGGGTTTGAAACAACTAACAATCCAACTAAATCTAGACTTACATTAGTATCGGATAGAGATAGACATTTATTTCATTTTGGAACCGAAACTACAATTGGTAGTCCATCGACACAAGATCCAATGTTCATTAGATTTTCTAATCAAGAAGATTTAAATACCTATCAACCAACTGCAACCAATACTGCAGGTACTTTTAGATTAGATACTGGTAACTTTATTTCTGCAGCCGTACAAGGTAAAGACTATGTATTTGTATTAACGGATAATGCAGCATATGTCATTCAATTCGTGGGTCCACCATTTACATTCTCAGTTAGACAAGTAGGTACCAACTGTGGATGCATTGGACAAAACGCGGTTAGTTATTCTAATGGTCAAATATTTTGGATGTCTGGTGAAGGTGGATTCTTTATGTATGATGGTACCGTTAAAGCTATACCATGTTTAGTTGAAGATTTTGTATTTACTACAACAGGCGGTAATCTAGGAATTAATTATGATGCAGGTCAAGTTATATATTCAGAACACAATACTTTATATAATGAAGTTACTTGGTTCTATCCAAAAAGTGGATCGGATCAAGTAGATCGATGTGTGACTTATAACTATGGTGAAAACTGTTGGACAACAGGATCGTTAGCTAGAACTACTTATTTTGATCAAGGAGTATTTAATTTACCTTATGCAACAGAATATAATTCAACTGCTACACCTAATTTTCCAATTCAAGGAATAACTAATTTATATGGTGCATCTATTTACTATGCTCATGAAACCGGAACTGATCAAATCAATTCATCAGGCACCACATCTATTAATGCTTATATTCAATCAGGTGATTTTGATATTGCAGCAAGAAGAGGTATTACAGGTCAGTCTACTGGCATAGCTGATTTTAGAGGGGATGGTGAATTTATTATGTCTATGAAAAGATTTGTACCAGATTTTAAAGTTTTAACTGGTAATTCAAAAGTAACCTTATTATTAAATGATTATCCAAGTCAAACAGCTGCTAGCTCACCTCTTGGACCCTTTACAATTACATCATCTACTGATAAAGTGGACACTCGAGCAAGAGGAAGACTTCTTGCAATCAAAATTGAAAATGACGCTGTAGGTGAGACTTGGCGTTATGGAACATTAAGAGTAGATGTAAAACCGGATGGTAGACGTTAATGGCATATAGAAATTTTACGGATCCAGCATTATTACAACAGTATTTAAATCAACAATTTAATCAGCCTGATTTAACAGAAGTTATAGATACAGGGATGCCGGTATATAATACTTTTGATTTAACAAAAGGTGGAATAACTGATATTCCAATTAATATAGAAGAAGATGAGGAAGAACAATATCCATATTCAGGTGTTGGAGACATGCGATATGAAACTCCTAGAACTATAGCAGATCAAAATAGAATTTTAGGTCAAACATTCACACCGCCAAAACAAAATTTATTTAGAAGAATAATTAGTGGAGCTAGTGATTTATATGGATCTGGTAGAAATTTAATTGGAACAGGTATAGGGAGTTTAATAAGTTTAGCATCAGGCATACCTGGAATAGGATTACTAACAGGATTAATAAATCCAAATCCACAGAGTGCAATAGATACTAGAAGACTTCAACAAGCAGGTTATGGAACTCAGTTACAAGATATATATGGACCAGGTGGTATAATGGAAAATTATAATATGATAAGTGCTTTTGGAAGAGGACCATTAGAATCTATTATCAACAGAAGAAATAAAATACTTGCAAGAAAAGAAGCCGGCAAAGCTTATGGTGCATCTAATTTAACTAAATTGAATAAAGCAATAACTAGTTTAGGTGGATCTACGGATAGCAACTTATCATCTTACAGAGCATCAAGACCAGCAAGTGAAAGAAGATCTACAGGACCTGCGGGCGGAGGTAGAGATAATACTGGAGGAGATAGAGGAGCTAGAGGAGCATCAGATTCATTTTCTAACAGAAGTGGAATGGGAAGAACAGGATACTAATGGCTAGAATAACTACATATGTACCAGAACCTAAAGAAGAATATGATGTTGAAAACCAACGACAAATTTTAAGATCTATTGATACAATGAAAAATGAATTAAACTTTTCTTATCAGGATGATTTAAGAAAAGAATTAGAAAGATTTACTTGGTTTAATATGAGGTTTGGTTGCTAATGTCTGGATGTAACAATGTCAATGTAGAACCAACCGTAATTGGTGGTGGAAATGGATCAAATGCTTATGATGCATTTGGAAGATTAAGAGTTTCTAATCCATTTACTATTTTTGATAGTACAAATGTAATGTCAAAAAATAATCTTTTTGATGAATCTTTAACTGGATCAGGAACAGTTTCATATACCGCAAATAAATCTACAGTTAATTTAAATGTAACTACAGCTAGTGGCGATAAAGTCATAAGACAATCAAAAAGAGTTATGTCTTATCAACCAGGTAAGTCATTATTTATATTTAATACATTTGTAATGAATGCACAAGAATCTGGATTAGAACAACGTGTTGGAACTTTTGATGCAAACAATGGAATCTTTTTTGAAGACACTGGAACAGGTTATCAAATTGTAA